TCATCTAACTTAGAAATCATTTTGATTTCTGGCATGATGCCCGTTCTAAATGCATCAGCTATCAACTTAGCACCTCTTGAATACACTTTATGAAGTGTCATAGTGCCGGCACCTTCAAAGCCCATATACTTTCTAGAAGTGCCTAGTTTACCTGAAAGCTTAACATCTTCATAGTTACCAGTGGCCTTAGCTTCGAAAGCCTTAACTTCGATGTACTTTTCATTGTTCACCCAAACGCTACCAAAGGTACCACTCATTATTTTATTTGCAATATCCATTTAAACACCTCGCTTAGTTCATAATAGAAAACTCTAGGTCTTCCATTGCATCATTGACTTTAATTCTTGTCATAGGATAAACATTTGATCCAACTGTAGTATTCTTGATCAAGTTGTCAGTCCATGTAGCAGCTTCAGGATTTGTCTTGATCAACTCCTTTCTTTGACGGGCAATATCTACAGTCACAACATTAGGTGAATTTTCATCTAGGATTTCATCTGCAGATAATTGATTCAAGTAATCTTGTACTGCACTAAAAAAGATTACCTGGTTATCATAAGAATTTTTAAATTGACCTACATAATGATCCTTGAACATTGTGTAAACATCTCGTCTGATCAGCGTTAACGTATCCATGATAGTAATCTTTTTCATGTCCTCATACTTATCAGAACCCAAAGTAGTTAAAGAGTTAACACCTCTGGCCACTCTTACAACGCCTTCATCGTTGTAAAGGACAAACTTACCACCGTCTACCGCTGCATCTAGGTCAGCCGGTTCAGTGACACTCTCTAAATCATCTAAGATCTTAAGTGTTGTTGACTCAGTTAAAGGACAACCACCAATAAGACCAAGGATCCTAGCAACGTACTTTTCACCTGTAATCTCTGCAGCACCTTTAGGTTTAACCTTTGTATTTGCAAAATTTACGATTCTTTCATGATCAGCTGCATTATTATATACAACTGCAGATACCTTAGGCATATCTTTAACTAATTCAACTAGTTTTGTCTGCTCTGCTGCAGTACCTTTCGCAAGTCCAATCCAGTTATAATAAACATTGCCAATATTATTAATGGCCGTTTCAACTGGTGTAACTGCAGCGATATCCACCCTTGAAATGATCACCTTTCCTACATTGCCTTTGAAGCAATCCTTAATATAACCGTAGTTTTCAGCAGTAAACTTCGCCTGTTCAACATCGTCAATCTTTGCATATGCTATCGTATTAATCGATTTGTCTGTATCGTCTTTGATGATCAATACAACAATACCGTTTGCAGATCTAGCAACAATAGTTTGAGCGATTTTCTTAAATAAGATTGAAATATTAACTAATCCCATTATTCACCTCTCTCATATTCATCTCTATATAGCCCATATCTGGATATATAGTTTCCATAATTTTATCTGTTGAATACTCCACCTCAAACGCACCTTGAATAATGTTGTTTGTGATGTCGTCGTCATAATCCTTTACTTTGATAACCTGGCCACCTATTGTGATATGACTAGAAAATAGATCCGCTAATTTTTCGCGCATCGTTAATAGTTCCTTATCGCAATCGTCCCTGTCACTAGGATAATAATAAATCCTGGCTACAACATGTTTGTTTACAGTGTCGTTCATGCCAGGACTGGATGATAAAGGACCAAAATTCATTTTGAAGCATGGTCCTTCTATACCTTCTTCTTTTTTCCAGGCTATTACACTTGGACCTAAAGCCTTCAGGCTTAAATTAATGCCGGCTTTTAACTCAGCAAGATTCATAATGCCTCCTTATAGTAAACCTTTATCTAATACTTCATCTAAGAAATCTTCTGCATCCTTAAAGAATTGATTCTTAAATTGTCTTTCAGCATCTTCTTGAATATGATAGCCGTTTTTGTAACCAACTTTCTTACCCTTCCCACGCTTCGAACCCTTTGCAACGATATCATGGCCATGTTCTATTAAGTGAGCATGATTAGCAGAATTATAAACTCTGATAGACCAATCAACCCCTTTATACTGATAAGGTTTACCACGTTTTAAATGAGACATATAATTAGAATCTGAACTTATCCGGATTCTTGTTTTTGCTAGTCGTTTGACTACCGTTTTAAGCTTAGAGCCTTCTTTTGTTAAGAATTTCTTAGCTTGTTTCGGTACGGCTTCGGCCAGTTCTTCTAGATCATCTGCAAGCTTCATTATTTCCTTGTCGCTAAACTCAAAATCACCCATTAAACCACCTCACAAAAAAACTCTAACTCCTTGTTTGCTTCAAAAGGATTGAGTATGAATTTAATCTCATACTTTATACCATTTCTTAAAAAGTACATTTCCTCAGTGATAAACTTACAAGAAATATAACGGCCTTTAAACTTGTGAGTGGTACCAGTAACTTTAGTATTACCGGCCTGTGATGTTAACGATCCAGTCATAGGGATCATTTCTAAATGTACAGTTTTGATTTTAGAGAATTTATAATCTGTTTCATTCAGATCATTAGTAAACTCTACCTCTCCCCACACTTCAAGTTTTTTCGTCTTCCCTATACGCATTAGACACCTCCATATTTCAGTTGTGTCTTCAGACTAGATATAGTCTCTCTTACCTTGTCAGTTGGTTTACCTATCATTTCTCGATTCTCATACCAATCAGTAACTAAGACCATTACATACAATAAAGCTCTTTTGTTAGAAGATTCAAATGTTTTACCTGTTGCCTCAGTTAAATATTCAACTGCTGCATCAATGATGATTTGGAGGATAACATCATCATCAGTATCCTCCAAATCTAGTCTTAGAAACTCTTTAGCCTGTGCTAAAGTAATCATTTGCATCACCTACTTATGCTAGTGTAACTTCACCATAGAACGCAGCTTCATCATCAACTAACTGAGTATCAAAACCTAAGATAGCTCTTGTATCAGTAGTATTTCTTTCAAATGCTTTACCACCTACATTAGTAGATAATAACTCCATAGTTTCGAAATCAAATAATGTAATAGCCTCTTTTAAATCGCCAATAATAACTGGCGCTTTCTTTGTAGTTGTACCAGTAGTCTTTAATACCTTATTAGATACCTTAACTACTCTTCTACCTTTGATTTGCATCTTCGTTGCATTGGTTGGATCAGGTTGCATAATGTACTTACCATCCGAATCTTTCATTTTATCTAAATGGTTAAATCCATCTTGATTTGTAAGAATAATTGAAGAAGCTGTAATAGCTGGATCTAAATCAACATTAAGAATATTTTTGATATCATCAAAGTTAGCAATTGCCTTCTTAGTTAATGTAGCCAACTTGGCTAAGATTCCAGCGTTGTGAGTAGCTCTTTTCTTCTTAGCTAACCACTTGTTGACATAAGCAGTTAAAGTCTTATCTCCAGCCTTTCTCAAAGTATTAGAAATTGGCAAAATACCATATTTCTGAGCAATTGTGAATGCAATTGTCTTAAACTTAGGGTTATCAGTTTCTTGGATTTTTCCATCAACATCTAAGTCTTGGAATGGTACCATATCTGCTAATTTCTCGATAACTCTAGTACCTGATAAAGTTGTTACTGGCTCAACATTTACATATTGAGATAAATCATCATCAGTTCTTTTAAGTTCATTGATCTCTGTTTGTTGATCAACTGGAACTAAAACACCACCATCTTCATCTGTGTTTTCAGTTAGAGCTCTGTGCTCTTGAGCATATTCATGCATTGTGCTTCTTTCATCCATTGAGATATTTCTGTTTCTTAAGGCTTTAAGATATACATCATTGTATCTTTCTTCTAAGGATCTTTCTTCTCCAGCACCAACATCTAACTTTTGACCACCAGCTGTAGGTTCTGTTGAACGAATTTCTTCTTCCTCACCTTCAAGCTCTCTAAGTAACTCAATTTCCTTTTCAATTTCTTTCATTTCATCTTTGACAGCTTTAGCTTCATCAAGCTTACGTTCTTCAACCAAAGCAAGAGCTGCTTTTCTTTTCTCTTCTTTTTGTGCTAATAACTCTCTTAATTTTCTGCTCATAATTTTCTCCTTTACATGAGTTGTAATTGTAGTTTTAAGGCTCTAGCCTCTATGTTTAAGTTATTGTCTCTAATCTCATCAATACTTCTAACATGACATTCAGAGTCAACATATGCCGGTCTAGGTGTAGGACTAATCTCATATAGTTCAGCCTCTACCACTGTCCTTTTATAGACTTCCTCTCCGTCAATCTCAATCTTTGATATTGCATCATCAAGGACTCTAAATCCAAAGCTAACACCTTGAACATCTTTTCGTTTTGCACTTTCAAGTACATTGTCTCCCCAAGAACTTTTAGGAAGATCTAAATCAAAACGAACACCTGCAGAATCACTATCTAAGATGAGTGTTCCACTTTCGGTGTTCCCAAGTAGGATATCTTTATTGTGATTCCAATAAGCTAGTACACCTCTATCCTGAAGACTCTTATCAAAAGCTCCTTCAGCAATGACTTCAACAAACTTATCTCCCCACCAATCACGCATCACTTGTGATTGTTTGTTATAAGATACTGCATAACCAGTTAGCATCCTTGAATCTGAATCCTCATCTGAATCAGCTCTTATTTCAACATGGCCAATAATTGAACGATGTTCTAAATCATCATTCTTCTTTTTCTTTTCCACTTGATTTGCCCTCCTTATTCTTGTAAAACACACCTATATCCTTAACCTTCTGCATGTTTCCATTACAGATAAGGTCATCACCTTCTGGTACTGCAGGATCACCTTCAAGTTTTCTACATTCATTTGGTGTTTTGAAACCTGCATTGATAGCTATTCTATAAGCTTCATATCTTGTTTTGATATCAGCTCTAAGAATGTTATCTACACTAAACTTGATTCTGTATCCTGCATCAATCTCATGATCATGAAATAGTTTATAACTCATCTCACACTCATACATCTTGAAGATGGCCAATAGAGTATCTATGTAAAATTCTCTATTTTGCTCTGATATAGATGAGAAACTTGCCTTTGATAGATCATTCACCTGGTGAAGTTTAATACCAAAAGCACCTGCAATCTGTCTAATTGATAATTGACTAAGTTCTAAGAATTGCGCATCTGCCATAGTAAGCTTCATAGGCTGATATTGGAATCCTACAGGCATTGGGAATATCTTACCTGCATTCCTAACAGACTTAACACTCTCAAATAACTTCTCAGCTAAATTCTTTGCACTGTTATCTGATAAATCACCAGTATAATGCACCACGCCACTTCCAAACATGCCGTTTTCCATGAAGTTCTTTACATAATCTTGAGCACCTTTGTTACCCTCTATCAAACTAGCAAGTACAACTTTCACAGGAACACCTATCATGCCATCATAAGTGACACCTTTGAAATGAAGTACATCATCAGGATGATACTTATAGCTATTGCCTAACTTATCTTTGATAATGTAATAGAACTGATTAGGATCACCGAGAATACCTCTGTTATCCATCCAGAGTTCTACATTCTTAAAATCTACTGGATACATATGCTCTAATCGTCCATTTTTTGCATTATAAAAGGGCAATACAATCGCATTGCCCTTATCATTTCTCTGATGTTCTACAGCCTTCCAGAAGTCATTAGCACTCATGAATGGATTAGGCTTAAGGTTTACTATTTTTTCGAGCTGATGGCCATAATGTTTCTTAATGCCATCTCCATTTCTTTGAATAATTTCTAATGATATTTTTGAAACACTATCAGATAAAATCCTAAGACATGTAAAATATGTAGCTTCTTTTGCATTCTTTGTCTCAGATATACCTAATGCCTTCAATATGGCATCATCATCCTTGTTGAGTTCCATAACACTCCTGGTGTTACCGAACCGAAACCAATCTTTTAATCCCATTTATCTACCTCCCCATAATTCTTCTAGATATTCGTCAGTAATTTCTTTCGTACCAATACCACTCCAATAGGTCATAGCCCTTTTATGCGCAAAGATACAAGTAGCAGCTGGATCTATTCTTTTAAATCTAGACTTCTTAGATATTTTGATTTCACCAAATGAGTTTGTATCTTTCTCTGCATTGTTAATTGACCAGGCTAATAGTTTATTTCCGTCATGAGTAATCTGACCTACTTTTACTAAATCTTGAAAATTGGTAGTTGGTTCATCTAGTTTTGCACATGATTGAGGTATTTGAACACACTGATAACCCCTACGTTCTAACTCTGCTACTGTAATTGCCGCATTATGAGCATCAAAACATACCTCCATAACACGTAAATTATAACTAGAAACTACATCCTCTATGTAGTTAATCATGGCCCAGTAATCAACTATCATACCTTCATTGGCCTCTGTTGCTGTTAGCCATCCTTTCTTAATCCAAAAGT